CTGGTGAATGGGTATGTGAAGTGTGTAACTTCTTACCAAAGAACAGTACTGTTGACAATGTCAATTATGATTATTATATTGAGAAAGCAAACAGGATAGTAACCAAAATTGCTACAGAAGGCAGAAGAATCAAAACAGTGTATATTCCAAATCAATTAAATTTATTTGAATGAAAGCTAAAGTGAACAGAGATAACATAACTAGACACCTTATTGAGTATCAACTCGAAATGGTGGGTAAGTCTATGTTAGACACATTAGATGATGAAATGTGGTATTTCAACATCACAATGACACAAGAACAACACAAAGAGTTTAGAGGATATGCTATTCCTCTATTAAAGAAAATTTTTAAGTTTAACAAAGCAAGAGCTGAACAAACCTTTGATTGGTTTAATCTAACTTTCGGCCTTCGCATTAAATCGTAACAAGTATGACAACATCTAACATTATTGTAATAGGATTTGTATTGGCATTATTGTCAGTAGCAAGTTTTATATTATTAAAACATTCAAGTAAGGAGTATCCTCCAAAGGAAGAAGAACCTACACCTCCTAAGTTTAAACCTAGAAAGGTGACTGATCTTTCTAAAGGACAAGTTGTTGCAGAAAAGCCAACAGCTCCTAAAAAGAAGAATTACAGAAAGAATTACAAAAAGAAACCAGCTGCAACGCCTAACAAATCTGAATAATGGATTGGTTGTGCCAAGATTGGGAACATGAAGCTCTCAAAGATGATATCTATTTGATGGAATCTAAAATCCAAATGGAGATTGAGTGGCAACAATGGGAAGAAGAGCAGGAACGTAGAAAACGTTTACCTGCAATTATAAAAGTAGTAAAACCAATATTAACAGATGAAGGTCAATGTAACACCAGAACAGTTCGAAGAGCTCATCAAACGAGGTTATAATCTTGATGTAATATTCTTATTGAAGTTGATAGACGATAGGTTTGATATTTCACCACTATGTGATGGAAGTATGAAAATCGCATCTGTCTATCATTCTTTGATAAGAAAAGCACTTATAACACCAGATGATGAGAAAATCACCACATTAGGTAGAGACTTGTTAGATTTCATGAATACAAAAAGTAGTGGAAGAATAGTGAGAAGAAAACCAGCTAGTACAGATTTTGAAGAATGGTGGAAAACTTATCCAGGTACTGATTCATTTGAATATAAGGGTAAGAAGTTTACAGGTACTAGAGCACTTAGACTGTACAAAGATGATTGCAGATTGAAGTTTGATAAAATAATTCTTGAAGGAGAATATACAGCTCAACAGCTTATAGCTGCTTTGAATTATGAAATCACACAAAAGAAAGAAACATCTGTTGCTACAAACAGTAATAGATTAACATTCATGCAAGGATCTTCTGTATATCTAAACCAGAGATCATTTGAACCATTCATTGAACTAATCAATGAAGGAGCTAAAGTGGACATTGCTCCACAAAAACCAACAGGAGGTACAGATATATGAGTTTTGAATTATTAAAAGCAGAGGTTGATAAAGGCCTTAGTGGTAAGAACGGTGGAATCCCTATGGGATTTGATAGACTGAATAGATATGTAGGTATCCGTAAGGGTATGTATTATCTAGTAGGTGGACTTACAGGTTCAGGTAAGACATCATTCATTGATGATGCTTTTGTTCTTAATCCTGTTGATTGGGCTATGTCTAAAGAAGGACTTGCTTCAGGTATCAAGGTGAAGGTGTGGTATAGATCTATGGAGCGTAGTAGAACTTATAAGATGGCCAAGTGGGTATCTCGTAAAATCTTTTTAGACCAGGGAATCATTATCCCTGTAGGTAAGCTATTAGGTTGGACTGAAACAATGACCAAAGATGAACATGATTTGTTTTTGTATTATGAAGACTATATCAATCATCTTAGTGACATTGTTACTATTATTGATGGACCAGAGAACCCTGTAGGTATAGCTAAAGATCTTAAGAAGTATGCTTTAGAAAGAGGAAAGATAGAACAGCTTGATGAATACAACAAGATTTATGTTCCTGAAGATCCAAATGAAATAACCATGGTGGTTATTGACCACATTGGTCTTCTAAAGCTAACTGCTACACAGCCTACAAAGAAACAAGCTATTGATAAGATGTCTGATGAACTTAGATTTGCTAGAGACTTCTATGGGTATTCACCAGTGGTAGTCTCACAGTTTAACAGAGACATCTCTAATCCTTCTAGAATAAAGAATGGAGATGTAGAACCTCAACTAGAAGATTTTGCAGACAGCTCAGCAACACAAAATGATGCTGATGTTGTTATGGCATTATTCGATCCTATGAGGTATAAAGTGGCTGATCCAAGTGGTTATGACCTTGATAAGTTGAAAGATGGATATGGAGCTAAATACTTCAGAAGTTTGAGACTAATCAAAAATTCTTATGGTGAGGACGACGTGAGAATTGGTTTGGGCTTCTTAGGCCAGATTGGAATGTTCAAGGAGTTGCCTAGAAAGAAAGACATCACAGAAAGTGATTATGAAGCTATTACAAATAAATCATATTTTCTTAGATAATGACAATAAGAGATAAACGACAGAAAGAATTTGCTAACACATGGTTAAAACATGGTAAGTTTGGAATTCTAAATCTATGTCCTAGGTTTGGTAAGATTAGAACTAGCATACATGCTTTAGCTAAACTTAAACCTGAGAGCATATTAATTGCCTATCCAGATAACAAGATTAAAGAATCTTGGCAAGCTGATTTTGAGGAGCTAGGGTTTGATGACAGCATTGTCACATATACAACCCATCTATCTCTAAAGAAGTATGCTGATCAGAGCTTTGATGTTGTTATTATTGATGAGATACATCTATTGAGCGATGCTCAAATAGAAGTGTGTAAGGATTTGTTTGATGTAAATGGACAGATTCTTGGTCTAACTGGTACATTATCCAGTTGGACAGAACGAACCCTTGAAGAAGAATTAGATCTTCATGTAATAGCTACCTATCCAATTGAAAAAGCAATTGAAGAAGGAGTTATTGTAGATTATGAAATCCATGTTATCAGAGTGCCATTAGATAATGTTACAATGCAAGATTACAAAGGAAAGCAAAAAACTGAAAAGAAACAGTTTGATGCTCTAACTTGGGTGATTAATAAACTGCAGAATAGCGGATCTGATACAATGTTTATGCGTCTTGCTAGAATGAGACTAATACAATCATCATTGGCTAAAGTGAAAGCAACCAAAGCATTACTTGCCAAACATGCTGATGAGAGAGTGTTAGTGTTCTGTGGTGTTACCAAGATAGCTGACAACTTAGGAATTCCTTCCTATCATAGCAAATCAACTGAGAAACAACTCTTTGAGGATTTTGCTGAAGGTAAAGGTAATCACCTGGCTGTTGTGAAGATTGGTAATACAGGTGTGACATATAAGCCTCTTGACAAGGTGATTATAAACTATTTCGATAGTAATGCAGAGAATCTAGCACAAAAGATAATGCGTTGTACAGCATTTGAATATGATAATGAATCTAAAAAGGCTCAAATTTACATAATTTCAACAAATGAACCTGTGGAACAAAAATGGCTAAATAAAGCATTAGATTTGTTTGATAAAGATAAAATATTTTACTCATGATTTCATGCATCTATACAATAACCAATAAAGTAAATGGTAAAATTTATGTAGGAAAAACTAATAATTTCTTATATAGAATGTCTAAACATAAGTACACTTTAAGAAATAATATTCATATAAATGAACATCTTCAACGTGCTTTTAATAAGTATGGAGAAGAATCATTTGATTTTGAAATTCTTGAAGAATGTAAAGAAGAATATTTATACTCCCAAGAACATTATTGGTGTAATATGTTAGATGCATTTAACTATGACAAAGGTTACAATATGAAACCTACACATCCATTAAATAAATCTGGAAATAGTGTAGAAGCACTTGAAAAAGTTAAAAAAGCCTTAACTGGTAAAAAATTATCTCCAGAACACAAACTAAAGTTATCTTTAGCAAAACAAGGTAGAAAATTATCAGATGAAACAAAGTTAAAAATGTCTCAAGCTAGTAAAGGCAATAAGAAATCTGAAGAACATAAAAAAAGAATCTCAGAGTCTAAAAAAGGAGACAAAAATCCTAATTTTGGTAAAATTCCTTGGAATAAAAAGATATAATTAAAAAAATTATTCGTATCTTTATGCAAATTAATATTAATAATTAAAGCAAGTAAAAAACAATGGCAAGTAAACTAGTAGGGATTGTTGGTGCTACAGGTACAGGTAAGTCTACCGCTATCAAGCACTTAAATCCAGAAGAGACGTACATTATCAATGTTGCAAAGAAAGAACTTCCTTTTAAAGGAAGTGAGAAGCTTTACAACACAGAGAACAAGAATTACAAAGAAATAGAAGATGCTAACGAGATCTCTCGTTTGTTAAAGACTATTTCTGAGAAAGCTCCTCACATTAAGAACATCATTATTGAAGACTCTAATTACATTATGGGATTCAATATGGTGGCAAAAGCTACAGAAGTTGGATTTACCAAGTTTAGTCTTATGGCTAAAGACATGGTAGATTTATTTAGAACAGCTAGACAGTTGAGAGATGACATCACTGTATTCTATTTAACTCACCCAGAAACTATTGAAGATGGTGGAGAGATTATAGGATACAAAATCAAAACAGCAGGTAAGTTAATCGATAACCAAGTGTTACTTGAAGGATTGTTAACTGTATGTCTTTACACACTCGTAGAAGAGAACAAAGATGGTACAGCTACATATCAATTTGTAACCAATCGTTATAGAAAGATGCCTGCAAAGAGTCCAGATGGTATGTTCAGTGAACTAAAAATACCAAACAACTTACAACTAGTAGTTGAAACATTAAATCAATATTATAACTAAAAACCAAAAATTATGAATATAGATGAAGTGTTAAGAGGTTCTTCAATTCCAGAACCAGCATTAGGAAGAGGAGCAATGATTCAAGAGGATTGTGTTGCAAAAGAATACAAACCATCAAGATCAGAATGTCTTAGAGATTATAGAGTTCAAATTGAATTCTTATCAATAGGATGTGTTATTCACGTAGGTTGTAAATCAGTTCCTTTTTCTACAATAGATGAAGGAATGAAAGCATTAAATGATTATGTGACTAATCCATATGAAACTAGAAAAATCTGGGAAGAAAGATTTGCAAAAGAATTATAATAACTAAATAAATTAAATTAAAATGAGTAGTATCGGAGGAAAGAAAAGAGAAAACACAGGTGGTGGAGATTTTTCTAAACGTGTAGGTTTGTTTGAAGCAAACGTAATTGCAATTAACCCAACAGCAGAAGAGTTTAAAGACATTCTAGGTATGGAACTTAAAGAAGACAGTAAAGCTACTGAGTATTTAGGTGAGACTAGAGATGGTAATAACTATCTACGTGTAGATGTGTGGTTACAGAAGGTTAACACTGAGGATAAATTCAAAGTGTCATTCTTCTTAGAAGATAAAGAAAGAGAGAATAAAGATGGTACCAAAAATCAATACATCAATTCTATTGGTATGTGTTCTTGGGCTAGTGATGAAAATGATCTAGCTGAATGGTTTACCAAAGGAAGAGATTATCGTGTAGCTTATGTAGGAGAAGAAGATTTCTACAACTTCATGAGAACATGGTTAGCTGATCTTGATTATCGTGATGCAGACACTGTTCTACAATTAGAATGGAAGAAGTTGATGAGAGGTAATATAAAAGATCTAAAAGATCAAATCAACGGTGAGTGGTGTAAATCTATCGTAGCTTTAGCAACAGTGATTGTTAAAGAAAAAGATGGAGAATCTAAAGAATATCAAGGAATTTACAACAAAGCATTCTTAGGAGGATATGCATTGAAAAACTTTAGACTTGTTGATTATTCAAATGCTAAAGTGCAGGCAGACCTTAAGAACAAGAAACCTCGTGATTTAAAAGCACATGAGAAATTTGTTATGAACATTATTGGAGAATATGGTTGTAAAGACTATTACATATTAAAAGACATCCAGGATTATAATCCAGATGATAACTTAGTTGCCTCAGATGCATTTATTTCTGAAGATGGTGATGATTATTAATTAAATTAATTGTTGATAAGAGGCCTCACCAGAAATGGTGAGGCTTTTTTATTTTAGAGCTATGATAACAGGAAGAAAAAGAATACGACTAACAACTGATAGCATACTTGAAAAGATATCTGAATATGATATCTATAAAATGTATATGCCACATCAGAACTGGAAAATTAATGTTGTCACTTATTCTCCCTTTAGAAATGAAAAGAATCCATCATTCATTATAGGATATAGAGGAGGAGCATTGAGATTTGTTGATTTTGGAGATTCCAGCAAAAAAGGTGGATGTTTCAATTTTGTAATGACATTGTTCAATGTAAGTCTTAATGATGCTTTATTAATGATTGATAGAGATTTTGATCTTGGGATTGTCACAGCATCTTCTACAAAGAATTACGAGAGGATTGTTGCTGATTATGCACAACCAACTGCTACATCTAAACGTGAGTATTTCATTCAAGTGAAAACAAGAAAGTTTACTAACGAAGAATTAGCTTATTGGAATGGGTATTATCAAGACATAGATGATCTTAGAGCTAACAATGTATATTCAATAGACGCAGTGTACCTCAACAAACAAAAGTTTCCTATAAAGGATACAGAGTTGAGATTTGGTTATCTATATGAAGGACATTGGAAAATCTACAGACCATTTGCTGACAAGAAGAATAAGTGGATGCCTAATAATGTGCCTATTACTATGATGGATGGATTAGATGACATTACAGATTGTGATGTTGCATTCATCAATAAGAGTAAGAAGGATTACATGGTGATGAAAAAAGTATTTCCTTGTTGTTGTGCTGTTCAAAATGAAGGAATGGGATGTTTCTCTGAAGAGAACGTTGAATTCATCAAAGAGAACTCAGAAAGACAAATCTTAAGTTTCGATAGTGATGAGACTGGTGTAAAGAATTCTCAACTGATAACTGATAAGTTTGGGTTTGAGTATTGTAATGTACCTAGAATCTATCTAGATGAAGGAATTAAAGATTGGGCTGATTTAGCACGCATACATGGATTAAAGACTATAGAGAAATATTTAACACAAAAAGAACTAATATGACACTAAAAGAAAAGTTTAAAGAAAGACTTTATAATCAATCACACGATGATTCAGAATGTTTAAGAATAAGATTTGAAAACATAGATAAAGTTATTGATTCACATGAAAAAATAGCAGATGAATTTGCTATTGAGTTTGCAGAGTGGGCTATTGCTAAGAATATGGGTGTGAGTAAATTTACTCTATATGAAGGAGAATTAGAAATATTTAAAAAAGAAAAAGGACTATGAGTGATTTTTTAACAGTAGAAGAGAAATATTTAGATATACTTGAAGAAAACATTAGAGAAGAAGTTGAATGGTTACAAACAACTCGTGGTAATGAAGTAGAGTGTATAAGCATTGAGAACTTAGAATCTATATTGACTAAGTTCTTCCATAGAAAAATATCATTATCGTCATGAATTGGGAGAATTTCAAACATCAATTCCATCCATCTTGGCATGCAAAGATGCGTCCATTCATAGAGAGTGAAGAATGTGATAAGATTTATGCATTCCTGAAAGCAGAAGCAAAGAGAGGAAAGAAAATTGCTCCTATATCTATGCATGTATGGAGATGCTTTAAAGAAACATCACTAGATGATCTCAAAGTGGTCTTGGTAGGTATGTGTCCATATCACACATTTAAGAATGATGCTCCTGTAGCTGATGGATTACTAATGGGTTGTTCTGTAACAGAACAGGTACAACCATCATTAGATCAATTCTATAGAGCTATGGAGAAAGAGTTCTACGATGGGTTAAACTTGAACATCATAGAGAATCCAGATGTAAGCTTCTTAGCTCATCAGGGCGTTCTAATGTTCAATGCGGCATTAACAACAGAGATGAACAAAGCAGGTAGTCATATGGAAATATGGGAACCTCTTGTAAAATATCTGTTTGAGGAAATTATAAACCACTTAGGTGTACCAATTGTCTTTCTTGGTAAGGACGCAGCTAGATACAAAAAATACACAGGTATATTTACACATGTGTTTGAAGTGAGTCATCCAGCTAGTGCTTCTTATAAAGGAATAGAATGGGACACAGAAGGTGTGTTTGTCAAAGTGAATAAATTATTAGAAGAAAACAATGGGTTTAGTGTTCAATGGTTAGACGTGGACCTTCCCTTTTAAAATTAGAGAAATGGAAAATAGATTAATTGAATTAGAAGATTTACAAGTAGGTGATGAGATAATGATATCTTGTCAGTCATACTTCAAATATTTAAGAGTGCTAACACCACCAACATTAAGTAAAACTAAAACACATTGGAATTCAAAAAAACCAATGCATTCAAACTTCAGATGCACTACAAGACAAGATGAAGTGATAACATATTCATACACTGATAGTTCAGGAAATGTTCATAATAGAATAGAGAAAAAATGGATTCCTACACCTGATGATCACAACGTAAGAGTGTCACAAGATCTTAATGGAAGACAAATTTGGTTAGTTAAAAGAGAAACAATTTAAAACTAGAAAGATGATTTTAGAAAAACAGAAAGAAGCAAATGTCCTAATTGATGGACAATCGCAAGAATCTATTGGAATGTCACTAGACTTAGATAGTGCACAGATTCTTATGCAAATGTTAAGTAAGAACTTATATTCAGATGATATAGGTTCTGCTATTAGAGAATGTGCATCTAATGCATTAGACAGTCATAGAAGAGCTGGTGTTGATGAACCAATTGTGGTGTCATTCAAACCATCATCAGCTAACAACTATGAATTCTGTGTAGAGGATTTTGGTACAGGATTAAGTCATGAAGATGTTACAAATATTCTTAGTAAATATGGTAAGTCTACTAAAAGAGAATCAAACATAGAGATCGGAGCCATGGGGTTGGGATTTAAGAGCCCGTTAGCTTATAGTTCTAGTTTCTACTTTGTATGTAGAAAGAATGGTATGGAACGTAAATACATGATGTATGAAGGAGAAGATGCTAACACTATCGATCTTTTACACGAAGCACCTACAACAGAAAGAAATGGTGTGAAAATCATAATTCCTGTTAAGTACAGTGACAAATGGCAATTCCATAATAAGATAAAGGAACAACTTTGTTATTTTGAGAGCGTGTATTTTGATGTACCAGAAGATCCATCTGTCAATAATGAATTCATTATTACAAGACATGAGCACTTTCAATTTTCTGAAATGTCTACAGATAACAATTTACACATATGTTTAGACAATGTGTATTATCCATTAGACTTTGAAAAATTAGGTATGGATAGAATTCAATTTCCTATTGCTCTTAGGTTCTCTTTGAGTGATGGAATCTATCCCACGCCTAACAGAGAATCATTACGCTACACCCAAGAAGCAAAACAAATCATTATGCAGAAGTTTATGGATGTGGCAAACTATTTTGTTGCTAAGTATAACGAAACTGTTGAAGAGGGTACTGATATCAAGTCTGTCATAAACTATCTTGAGAAGAATGGATATTATTTAACTATGGAGAATGAAGCTAAATATAGAATCGATCCATTTGTACCATTCTCTACAATTAAACCAGCTATTCCTCAATTAGATGGAATTAAACTTTTGGATTTTCCAAGTCTTTACAAAAGAACAAAGCAATATCTATTGGCTAATGATTTTAAATGTAAATACTCTTTGAGATATAAGAGAATGCATGATATGGAAAAACATTATGTCTATGGATTTAACATTGAAAATGTTTGTAATGGTATCGCTAATGTGTATATTTACGAAGATAGAATTGCTGGTATCAAAAAGGATTATCTAAGAGCTACGTGTAAGGAAAGTGATTACAATTTCTTTGTTAAACTAGCTAAACCTATGACACTTGGACATACTTCTAAATATGACATACGTACATATTATCATATGTTAGAACTTAAGAACTATCCAAAAGAACAATGGAGAGATGTTATTAAAGAATATCAACACATCATGTCTTTAATTAGTGCAAACTTCATAGATTTAGATGCATTTGAGGTGCCACAATGGTTTATCGACAGCAAGAAAAAGATTAAACCTACAGTTGTTGGAACTGGTGGTGCTCCTGGTGTAAGAAAAGTTAAACTTAAAGGAGAAATTGTTGGTAAAGAAGCTGATGATCTTCAGAAATGGAGCGATGGTAGATGTTGTAAATTTGTTCCTATAACATATAAGTTGGAGAAATTAGAATCTGATAAGAATCTAAAGGTGTATGCACATCATGATGAATATATGAAGCTTGATGCTTTGTTTGGTTGCATACAAAAACAAGATATGAAGGTGGTTACATTCTCTCAAAGAGAATTAACTATTGTAAAAAATTCTGAAATACACAACTTAATGTCATTAGAACAATTTATGGAAGGAAAAAACAAACCATTCAAACGTATGGCTACAGCTTATCTAATCAAAAAGATGATTGATAAATACAAATCTACGTTTGACAGATCAATACAAGTAGGATTTACATCTTCACCTTTAAGAGATAGACTACATGTATTATCTAAGTATGCATCTGACAACTATTATCTACCTGGCTATTCAGGAGGAAGTGCTGGAGCTAAAGAATTCTTAGAATCTATGTTAGCAGTGGCTGAAGAACACAAGTTGTTTGATATGACAATCTATCCTGAAGTGATGGAAATGCAAGAGATATTTGATAAGCTTCCTTTCTTGAATCCTTTTATGACAGGAGTAGGATATTATGATGACAAAAATCCTCTTGTAAATGTACTATCTGATTTATTCAAATATTACAGATATAGAGTGGATCTTAAACATTACAACATCAAACTTAATGATGAAGTGTTAACTGAAGAAACAATAGAAGAATTAGTAGATTAATCATGTATAGTGATTGCTGTGGAGCATACTCCGAGTATGCTGGAGACATAGATATATGTCCAGATTGTAAAGAGCATTGTGAATTTATCAATGAAGAAGAAGAATAAATATGAGGTCGCAAAATGCGACCTCTATTAAAAATTAAACAATTAATTAAATAAATAAAAATCATGAGCAACAAATTTTTAAGCCTTGAATGGTTCAAGAGCAAAGTGGAAATGTCAATTGACAGAGTTATTGAAAGTAAGATAGAAAGTCTTATTCAAGAAGAGAATAAATCAGAATCTCAACAAAAGTATGTAAAACCATATTTCTCTATGAAGATGGTTAACAATGTTCTTACAGTGGTGTTGAACGATGGTGCTATTATTAGCAAACCTAATTCATCTGAAGAAGATTTCCATGCTGTAGCAAATGCTAGAAGCATAGAAGAAATCTTAGCAATCACATCTTCTTCAGAAGTGATAGCTGATGTAGAACAAGCAAAAGCAGAAGCTGCTAGAATTAGAGCTTTGCAAAAAGGAATACAATTACTTAATGATCTTCCTGATTTTACTGTAGAAGGTACAACAGTTTACTTAACAGGTACATCTAGAAGTCTTCCACAATTATTAGTGGAGAAGTTTATTGAAGTGGTAGATAGAGTGGGACATTTACCTGCTGATGAGAAAACTTTTCATGAATCATTGAATGAAGATGATGAATATACAGCATTGAAAAACTTCTTCATGTGGTGTTGTTTAAATCCAAGAGCTGAAGTGGCACATGAGTTATACAGATTCTTAACAGAGAATTCATTCAGAATCACTAGACAAGGATTTGTTGTAGCTCTTAGAAATGTTGTAACATTACATGGAAGTCCAGAGCTTGTACATTTTGTAAGTAATACATACAACAAGGTGAAAGCTGTATGGAAGAAGAATCCAAATGAGTATACAGTGTTCTTAGAGAACGGTGAATACAAACTTGTGCATGATGATAAGTTGACAGAAACTAAAACTTTCACTGATACATTATGTCCAGAATGTGATGGTCAAGGTGGATGGTATGGTGATTGGAATGAAGAAATGGATGATGAAGAATGGGAAGATTGTGAAGCATGTAATGGAACAGGAGAAGTGGAAGAATATGAGTACACAGAAACTGTTTATGTAAACCATGGTCAAAAGATTGGTGGTCTTGTTGAATTATATCTTGATCTTCCTAATAGAGAAGAGAATAGATTTACAGATGACTGGACTAAAACATTTGACATTCGTGTAGGTCAAGTTACAAGTATGCCTATGGAAGAATGTAATTGGAGCACACAAGATTGTGCTGCTGCAGGATTACATTTCACAGCTGATCAGATTCACTATGTAGGATGTGGTGACCAATCTGTTCTTGTTCTTATCAACCCTATGAAAGTGGTTGGTATTGGTACACACAAAGGTAGATGTTATGAATATCTTCCAATCATGACTGTACCAAGAGAAGAAGCTACAAAGATTTTACATGATGGACAGTTTGATACATTACAATTAGATGAGCAGTATGCCATCCGTGAATTAGAATCTCTAACAGAGAAAGTTAAAGAAGGATTTGCTACTGAAGCTAAGAAGTATGAATTCAACATGCCACATATTTCTGCATCAGAAATTAACACTATTGTTTCTAATCTTGGTGAGATGAAAGCCATGATTAAAAATCGTGTTAATACAATTAAGTAATAATTAATATGGTTTTGTCCCAGATTTTCACTAAATTTGGGACGAAACTTAATTATAATTACATGGCAAAGAGAGTGTTAGTCCCAAAGACAAGATGTGATGGAACAATGAGTGAAGCTGCATTCTGGAGCTTCATAAGAAGTGCTTTGAGACAAAAAAGTAGATGGTGGAAGCCAATATCAGTTTGTAAAATGAATGCACGTAGAGATTACACTGGACCTGGTAAACGTCAGAAGTATGAATACCAATGTAAGAAGTGTAAGAAATGGTGGCCTGAAAAACAAATCAACGTTGACCACATCATACCTGCAGGTTCATTAAATACAGCTCAAGATCTGCCACAATTTGTAGAACGTTTATTTTGTGAACAAGATAACTTACAAGTGTTATGTGTTACCTGTCACGATAAAAAAACATTAAAGGAAAAACAATCTAAAAAGAAAACAAAATGATAAAAAATCTTATAAGTAGATGGACAATGGTTAGAACAACCAAAGAAGGATTTTGGGATAGTATAGCAAGTCAAAAAATATACTATTGGCAAGACTGTTATTTTGACACATACATGGCTGCATCACCATGGAGCTATAGAATTAAAATAAACTAATTATGAGCAGGACTATTAAGAAGAAGCTAACTGGAGCTAAAGCTGTTAGTCATCGATGTAGAAACAATGGAACATGTCCATGGTGTTATGGAAACAGAATGTATAAACATTTAAAAAAACTTTTTAATTATGAAGAACGCAATAACGATTAACAAGACTCCCTCATTTAATGAGGTGTGGCATGAAGGTCACATAGAACATGAAGGTAAATATCATTACTTCTGGTTAATACATCCTCAAGGATTAGATGACAAAGGTGATCAGTATGAATTAGAAGTGAGATGGTTTTTCTCAAGAGTACCAAGAGAGGTGAGAGCACTCTATCCTCAAATTATTGAAGCATTTAAACAAACACTATGAACACCTGGATATGGGAAGACAAAGATCTCTTTGTCATAAATAGAGAGTTACAAGAGCTATTAGATAACAAAACAGTGAAGACTGTGGTATCAATGTCTCTGGTACATGTACCTAATGGAAAAGAGCTTTACAGATACACTGCAATATTAATATACAAATAACTATGATAAAAGGAACAGCAAAAACAGAAGCTCAATATAGAGCAGTGGTTATGGATTCATCCAGTAGCCTAAAAGATTTCTCTACAGATAGAAAGAAGTATTACAAGAAATACTATTTGAAAGAGAAAGTAGAAGACAAAGATAGCTCAGCTGCTAATATGGGACGCATAGTCGAAACCCTACTTATGGAACCTCATTTATTTGATGATAAGTTCTATATGTCATCTTGTGTTTCTACACCAACAGGACTTATGTTAGATTTTGTTGAAGCATTATATAAGCATACAAGAGATGCTACAGATGAAGATGGTAAAGTAACTGCTCCTATGCAAGAACTATTAGAAGCAGCGTACAAAGATTCTGGATTCAAAATCAAATATGAAGCTGTTGTAGGTAAGTTTATAGGAAGTGATGCAGAGATATATTACAATGAGATTAGAAAAGTGAGAACAATGAACCTCACTGTAATCAATACAATGGAAGTGTCTGTTGCTGAAAAGATTGTAGAACAACTTAGAATCAATAGTACAACAGCTCCTATTGTAAATCTGACTAATAGTTCTAGATATGAAATCATAGATCAGATGCAAGTAGAAGGATATGAAATAGATGGACATCCATTCAAATCTATGCTTGACAAAGTGGTGATAGATCACAAAGAAAAGACTATTCAACCATATGATCTTAAATGTACATGGAGTGTTGAGAACTTCTATGAAGAGTACTATTTGTACAGAAGAGCGTACATCCAAGCGTACTTATATTATTATGCAATGTTACACTTAACAGAAAATCCAGATCTTGCATACTATGATTATAAAGTGGAACATCTGAAGTTTATTGTATGTGACAGCACAAACTATTATCAACCATTAATCTATACATTAGACGAAGGTGATATGACAGATGCTTATCAAGGATTTGTACACAAAGGAAGAACTTATCCAGGTGTAAAAGATTTGATACAAGCATTGAAATGGTGTGTATCTACAAATACATGGAATATAAGCCACAAAAACTATTTATCTAACGGAGTTGTTAATATCAAAGGATAATCTATGGAGATTAAAAAGAATATAACTAGCATTTTTATGGTGCCCACTCTCAAGGTGCCTAAGGATGCTCTTAAAGGAAACGGATTCATTAATGCATATATAAAAGATGCAAGAAAAGAAGACGATTATAAAGACTCTATTTACTTACTGTTTAAACCTGAAAATTTAGATAAGTTTAGAGAGTTCTTAGATAGTGAATATGAGAGAACAAAAGCAGTGATTGAAGATTATGATTATGAAGATGGATATGTAGTGGTAGTTTATCAACTTGACCAGAAATATAAAAGTGATTTTCTTCTTGTTAAAGATGGTAAATATTCCAAAACATCTAAAGATTTTCAAAAGCTGTTTCCAAAGGTAGTTAAAATTACCAGAAAAGGATTGATCAGAGATGAAATCTCATTACAATACAGAATCTTCAACAAAGCTACTGACCTTATAGAATTTTGGGAAGAAAAGTTAGGCATAGAATGGGAAAATGATTATGAAGTGTGGGAAGGTTGGGATGAATCAAACGAAATTTTAGAACTCGATAAAATAAAAGAACTATGTGCAACAGAGAAATCTTAGAAGTTATTATAGGAGAGGTAGGTAAAGAAAAAGCTACTGAATTCTGTAGATTAGTTAGTTTAATGTATGACATTAGATATAACGCATGTCAATTATTAGAACCACTCAATGAGTTTGATTACGAAAGAGATTGGTGGAAGTGTGCTGAAATAGAACTAAAAGAAGAAAAATAATATGAAAGGACTAGAAATTTTACAAAAATATCCACACAGTGCAGATGTGGTTAGAAAATGGTTGTTTGACAAGATGATGGAATCTATGCAAGATGATTCAGTTCCTGAAGACTTCAAACAATCAATGATGAACGAAGCAGTTACAAATGAAAGACTTGCTGTATTTATAGATACAAATCCAAGAATACTACTTGATGTATTTGATGAGAATAACATAGTGATAGAAACTTTAGTATATCCTAGTGGAGAATTCACAACTAAGATTGGTAATCAAGCAACTACTAATTCTTGGAAGACAAGAAAAGAATCAGAAATGTTTGCTATAGAAGCTGCATTTGAAATCTTAGAGAACAAATTAACACCTGCTCCTGAACAAATAGAAGTGAAAGGTGAAGAGATTATTAAAGAATAATTAGGAATAACCAGAGAGATGAATTATATTTGTCTCTCTTTAAATTAAAAACCAATGAGAACAATTGACGAATTTAACGAGAAGTACAAAGATTATATTGAAGAAGGTCACTATGGAATGGACATTGGAGAACCTTCTGTATTAGCTTATGTAGATCAAATATTTAATGATCTTACACAGATTCCTGGATTTCAATTTAGTCAAATTAAAACCAAATTTGGAATGGCTAGAGTGTATACAAATCTTGATGAACTAATGCCATTTGTTGGTAGAATTATAAATCAAGAACTTGAAAATAAAATAGACTTCATTCTTAAAGTGGAATACGAACTAGAGAACAGATTAAAAAGTTTAAACTTAGATAAGAATGGAAAAGCTATTTGAACAATTTAAAAACATGTTAGTAGTATATCCAAAGTATCAAGGACATGTATGTGGATATAATGATAATCATTTTATAATTGCTGTTGAAACAAGAGATGATAAGAATTTCTTTAGAAAAATAGAAAATCCAGTCATTATGGAACAATATAAGGATACAAAATACAGATATATATTTGTAGATGAATCACAACTTTTAAAGCAACTTAAGAATGACAAATATAAAGAAGCTGTCGTTAAAAACTAAGCTTTTAATATATGAATGTAAAGAAAGATTTCCACAGTTGTCTGCAGAGTTTATAGCAGACAGTCTTGATTTAAATATTAAGTCAGTGGAAAAGTTATTTAACGAAGGTGAAATAGTAATACCTTCTAAAATAAATGAAGAAGATGGGCAAACAAAAAAGAAAGTTTATAGAAAATAAAGACTACTATGTTGAAAATGGTAGAGTACATTTTACTAAAGAATATCTTAAAAAAAGAGGTCCATGCTGTGGTGGACAGTGTATAAATTGTCCATACAATGAACGTATAAAAGGAAACACTACCCTTGGGTAAGATTTAATTTCTGTTCTGTTTTTAATTGTTGAGAAGGCCTCTGAGAAATCAGGGGCTTTTTTATCCTCAAAATGTCAAGTAAATGATAGAAGAAACTTGACATTCCACTTGCAAAAAACAGCAGAAATCACTATCTTTAAACAATTAAAAACAATTAAATAATGGCAAAAACAGTAAAAGCAAAAGAAACTGATAACAAGTTTCAAGAAACAATTGACAACCTGAACAAGAAATATGGGGTTGGTTCAATACTAGCATTAGATTCTAAAACAGGAGGTGATTATGATGTAATCAGTACAGGATCTATTGGTTTTGATCACATCACTCTTGGTGTAGGAGGATTTGTAAAAGGTAAGCTATACGAGCTTATGGGATGGGAAGGAACAGGTAAATCTACAATCTGTGGACATGCTGCAGCAGAATGTCAGAAAGCTGGAGGAACTGTTCTTTATATCGATGGTGAACATGCTGTTGATAAAAACTATTTCAAGAAATTAGGAGTGGACACAACTAAAATGTTGATTGCTCAACCATCTTGTGGTGAGGAAGGATTTAACATTGCTATGGACATGATTAACACTGGAAAGATTGATCTTGTTATTATTGATTCAGATTCATCATTGATTCCTAAGAAGATGTTAGATGGTGATGTGGGAGACTCTACAATCGGTAGAAAAGCTTTATTGAATAGTAATGCTTATCCAAAGTTAAAAGGTGCTCTATCACAACATAATGTATGTGTTATTGTTATTTCTCAATACCGTGAGAAGATTGGTGTCATGTTTGGTAACCCAACTACCACTCAAGGAGGTCATGCTCTTAAATTTTATTCAGATGTTCGTATAGAAGTGGCAAGAACTCTTGCAAAAGATGGAGATGTAAACTATGGTAACATAACTAAGGTGAAAGCTATCAAGAATAAAATGTCTCCTCCATATAGAAAAGCAGAGTTTGAGATAGTGTATGGTGTAGGTATTGATAAGCTTGATGAGATGATGAGTCTTCTTAACGAGTTTGAGATAGGTAGAAAGTATGGTAAGACAATGACTGTAGATGGAACTAAATATGACTTAGAAGAATTCAAACAATTAGTTATTGACAATCCAGAATTCTATGATGAGCTAAGAGAGAAAATCATTGCTAAGATTAACGAAGTTGATCTTCCTATAGAGGAAGAAGAAGTTGAAGAAGACATTCCACAAGTTCCTGCACCAACTAATTTATTTGATGAAATATGATAATAGGTATTAACGGTAAGATTGGTGTAGGTAAAGATCTAGTTGGAAGTATTATACAATATCTAACAAGTGAATCTGGTAATCCAAAGAGTTCTAAACATAGAAGCTATGAAGAATTTTTAAGTAAAGGAGGAGGTAGTAATCTGAGAAACTTCGATCAACATTATGTGTCAGACTGGGAAGTGAAAAAATTTGCAGGAAAGTTGAAAATAATAGCTTCTCTTCTAACTGGGATTCCTGTAAAGAAGTTTGAAGACCAAGAGTTTAAAAAATCTTTATTAGGAGATGAATGGGGAACAGTGAAAGAAAATCCTTTAAACTCTATTCCTGTATTTGAAGATGTTCAGTTTAATCATCTAATGAGCGTAAGAGAACTTCTTCAAAAGCTTGGTACAGAAGCAATGCGTGATGGATTACATGAGAATGTGTGGTGCAATGCTTTATTCTCAGACTACTCTGTACAAATTGATGATGATTTTTTAAATATGTCTGTAGAAGATGCAAAAAAATTAGGATTAATGGAAAAAGATGCTTAGATTTGTAATCAGCAAATAAAGCATTAATTATGAAAGGTCAAATTTATAAAATTACAAATCTTATTAATAACAAGATTTATATAGGTAAAACTATAAAAAACATAAACAATCCAAAATATCTTGGTAGTGGTACAGTAATTAAAAAAGCTGTTTTAAAATATGGAATAGAAGCATTTATTAAAGAAATTATAGAAGAATGTGAAGAGTCTGTATTAAATGAAAGAGAAAAACATTGGATTGAGTATTTTAATACACTGGATCCTTCAATAGGATATAACATTGCTATTGGAGGTGAAGGTGGTAATCTTGGAGAAATTGTAAATGACTTGATTAGAAAAAATATTCCTAAAGGTGTAGATCATCATTTGTATGGTAAAGTTAATATATATAGAAAAGGTAAACCTTCTTGGAATAAAGGGAAACAAGGAGTTTACTCAGAAGAAACTTTACAAAAAATGAAAGGTCCTAAATCTGAAGAACACAAGAAAAACTTATCATTATCTAAAAAGAATAAGCCTCTTTCTGAAAAACACAAAGATTCTTTATCTAAAGTATCTAAAAGAGGAAATAATAATAGAGCAATAAATCTTATGGTCTATTTAAATAATGGTAATAAATTAAGTTTTTCTTGTATTACAGATTTTATAGAACACTTTGACTTGTCTTGGTACAAGTATAATCAATTACTATTAGGTAAAAAAACCTATTTAAACATTAAAAAAATAAAGATATGAAAGAAGCAAGTGAAATTTTTGGAGATTGTAATATAAATTTATTACCAACAGAAAAAACATTAGGAATGTTTTCTGGACATAGCTTTCTTAATGAAACTGTAAAACAGTTGAAAGAAAAAAGAATAGAATTAAAAATATCTTTAAACAAAATGAGCAATGATTTATATGGTAATAGATACTATGTGAATTACTTATCAAAAATTGAAAAAGAAGAAATACCAAATGTAAGTTTTGAAGTTATTGCAAGAATGACTATTTATTTAGAACAATTTAAAAAATGAAAAAAATAATAAAATGGATTTCAGAAGTAACAGGAGTTGCTGATGATATAAGAGAAGAAAATACTAAATTCATTGGACATCAAATGCATCATTATAGTTATTGGTTTACAGGTGGATTAGAATTTGGAAACAATAAAAAATATGATATTTGTAATGCATACGCAAAATATTCTGAATATTTAATAAAAGGTAATACTCATTTATATGGAGGTCAATCAGGAGATCTTAGAAGAGAATTATATAATCTTTCGGAAAAAAACAAATGTGTACATATAAATGAAATTAAAAATTAAAACTATGTTAGTAAAAGACTATATAAAAAAACATGGTAATACACATTTTCAGAGTGTGTTAACTAAAAAAGGAAAACAAAAACTATCCCATCCTAACTGGATTATTACAGACATGAGATTTCCTAATGAAATGGAAGCTATTGAGTTAAGAGAAGGTATCACTATTAGAGTGGTGAGACCAGATATGAATTCTTTACAAGCTATGATTCCAGCTCATGCTAGTGAAACCGCCCTTGATAATTCTGAGTTTGATTATGAAATCATTAATGATGGAACCATAGAAGATCTAATAGAGAAAGTAAAAGAAATATTAATTAAAGAAAACATTATATGAAGAAACAAAGAACAATGGTCTGTGGTGACATTCATGGATCCAACAAAGCTCTTCTCCAAGTGTTAGAAAAAAGTGGGTTTGACAGAGAGTCAGACCTACTTATTTCTTTAGGAGATATAGCTGATGGATGGAATGAAGTGCCAGAGTGTGTAGACACACTGTTGTCTATAAAGAATTTGATTGCCATACGTGGTAATCATGATGTTTGGTGTTATGATTGGTTTGAAAGGGGTGCTACACCACTTATTTGGACACAACAAGGTGGTCAAGCTACATTAGATGCTTATGTGCGTACAGGTAAAATGACTGAAGACTCTCATAAAGCATTCTGGAAGAATCAAGTTGATTGGTATATAGACGATGAAAATAGATTGTTTATACATGCTGGATGGGATTATACATTAACACCTATTGAACTTAGTGTTGGAAATGTTTCTGATAGAACAATGTTTGAATTACAAGCAAATGCATCTGTTAATGCAGGAAGTATAGCTAAAGAATGTCATTGGGACAGAAGTGTATTATCAGGAGCTCGTTCAGCTTTTGGTGATAAGAATAGACCAGGTAAATTTAAAGCTCTTGAGCAGTTCAAAGAAATCTATATAGGCCATACAGCAATGAATGGAGAACCAAAGCAATTTGGAAACCTGTGGAACTTAGATACAGGTGCTGGATGGAACGGTCAGTTAACTATTATGGACATAGATACAAAAGAGTTTTGGCAAAGTGATAACGTTAAGGAGTTACATCCTGATCAATTAGGAAGATTCTAATGAGAGATGAAATAAAATTATTTACAACAGGATTCGTACAAGTATTCTTTGTAGCAATTAATACATATTTCTTAAGTAAAGAGTTTTTCTTAGGAGTGTTTGTATGTGCTTTCATGATCTCTTTGATCTGGAGCTGGAATGTAAAGAAAGTGGCTTTTGGAACACTCACTGACAGAATAATGTATGCACTAGGTGCAGCATTTGGAAGTATGTTTGGATTATTAGTATCAACATTAATTTTAAAATAAAATGAACAACACTGTAGAACTGATTGGTTACTATGGAGATGATAGAGTTCACGCAAGTTCTGCGTGGACTTCTACATCTAGAGAAATTACACCAGAGAAAGAACAAAGGATTCCTGCTCTATTAAGTATGTTAGCTTCAGAAGGACATCACACGCCTTTTGAGAAAAGTCAATTACACTTCTTAGTTAATGTAGACCAAGCCACGCACATTCATTTATTAAAGCATCGTATTGGTGTTAGTATAAATGGAGAGAGTGCTAGATACAAAGAACTAAAAGAAGACAAAACTTATATTCCTGAAGATTGGTTATTAGGACATGAGAGTTCTACTGAACATGGAATTTTAACTCATTGGGCAGATACATTAGCTACACAATCTGCTGTAATGAATAAGTTATATCATCAATGTTTAGAAGATCTTTCTCCTATATTAGGAAGAAAAAGAGCTAAGGAATCAGCTAGATTCTTTAAAACAATGAATAGTCAGATAACAATGGATATATCATTCAACTTCAGAAGCTTTGCTCATTTTCAAGGATTAAGAAATTCTCAACATGCTCAAGTGGAAGTGAGAGAATTAGCACAACAAATGTTAGAATTAGTAAAAACAATAGAAGGAAATCCCTTCGAACAAACCATTAAAGCGTTTAAATTATGAGAAGTTACGGTGAATTAGAAGCTCTTGTTATAGCATGGGCAGCACAGAAAGGTATTCTAGAGAATGGAACACCTATAGCACAATGTGATAAAACTTTTGAAGAAGTTGAAGAATTAGCAGAAGCATTAGAAGCCCAAAGAATGGGATTAAAAAACTTTAAAAATAAAAAAGAGAATAATGTATTAACTGATGAAGAAATAAAAGATGCATTAGGTGACATATTAGTAACCATCATCATCCAGGCAGAGATGCAAGGATTGAAACTTACAGAATGTTTAGAGAGTGCATACAATGTAATCTCTAAGCGTACAGGGGTCATGAAAGATGGACAATTTCACAAGGATGATGCAAAAGAAATGATTCCTCCTATTTCTGGAGGAGTAAGAACTGTTACTGACCATATTGATTTTGTTATCAAAAATCAATCACACACATAATGAAATGTAAAGTATGTGGAAAGAATGCAGACAGTGAATATTGTTTTGCTCATAAATCTAGAAAGCCCTTGCTATCATCTGGTAAGGGCTTAAATACTAGAATGTCTAGTATTTCATACAATAAGGCTAAAAATGTCCATAATAACGAACAATTCACGCAAAGAACCTCTTCTAAACTATCAAAACAAATAGAAAAGAAACTAAAAACAGCTGAAATGTTTGAGTTCTTTATTTCTTACTGGAAAAAAAGTGACAAAAAGAGTGCTGTTAGTGGAAAATTTTTGGGAAAAGAACCATTAAGTGTGTTCTTTCATCACATTCTACCTAAAGAAAAATATCCAGAAGCTTGTCTAGATGAAGAAAATATCATACTTTTGACCCTAGAGGAGCATTCTAATGTTGAGAACGACATGTACAGATATGAAGAGGTAAATAAAAGACGTAATTATTTACTAACCAAATATGAAAGAACCTAACAGGGAAAGAAAGGGTGAGATTAAATATAATATCACTCTTAACGAAGAACAAAAGCTTGCTAAAGAATTGATTATTAACAATCAAATAGTCATTGTAACTGGTAGAGCTGGAAGTGGAAAGTCATTAATATGTGCTCAATCAGCTTTAGACTTCTTGATGAAAAAACAATGCGATCATGTTTATGTCACTAGAGCTACAATTGAAGTGGGTGGATCATTAGGGTTTTTACCAGGAGATCTAGAAGACAAATTCAATCCTTACTTAGAAGCTTTTCAAGAAAACCTTGAGAAGTGCTATGATAAAGTGAAGATTGGTGAACTTGTTAAGAACAAAAAAATCTTAGCATATCCTGTACAGTTTATTAGAGGAAAGACAATTGATGATGTTCTTGTTGTAGAAGAAGCACAAAATCTAACTAAAGGAGAAATGTTAGCTATTCTAACAAGACTTGGTAAAACAGGTAAAATCATCATTAATGGTGACAATGAGCAAAAGGATATTAAAGAATCCTACACAGGACTTTCTTATGCTATTGAGCTCTCTAAGAAGATAGAAGGTATAGAATGGATTAAACTTAAAGCAAACCACAGAAGTGATCTTGTGGGTAAAATATTAGACCTAGAATATAATTAACATGAGTGTAGAAGTATTAAAATTTAGTGCAACATGGTGTGGCCCATGTAGAGTGTTATCTGAAACACTAAAAGGAGTTGAAGGTATTACCAATATCGATATTGATAAAGATATGGAAATAGCTAGACAACATAATGTAAGAAATGTTCCTACATTAGTATTTAAGAAAGATGGAAAAGAAGTTCATAGAATTTCTGGATCTATTCCGTTACATACATATAATGGAATTTTAGATGAGATTAACTTCTCAGGTAAAGACGAATAATTAAAAACAAGTAATATGAGAAACCAATTTTTTTACACAGCCAAGATTGGCGACAAAGAGTATTTAGCCTCTTTAAACGTTAACAAAATCATTAGAACATTAGCTAATGATGCAGGAGGATTAATAATCATCTTAGATGACTTCAATGAGAGAGTTACAGAACAACCAGACATTGATTTAAAGACTAACAAGATGAAAGGATTCAAAAAAGTTCGTGAAACTGTACAATCAGAGATTGAACTAAATGCTGAAGATGCACAAAAATTTATTAAACTAACTGAATACAAAGGATAAAAATGGCAAAGTTATTAGGAAATCGCATCTACTTAGAGATGCCAAAGAAAGAAGAGAGTAAGCTTATTGTAGATGAGAATACAAAAGAAGCATTGCAGAAAGAACTACTTAAGAAAATGAGTAGATTAAAAGTGCACAGTGTAGGAACAGCTATTACAGATCCAGATCTTGTTATTGGTTGTGAAGTGTTAGTAGATCCTACAGCATTGAGAGATAAAACATTAATCATTCCTTTATCAGAGAATGAAGATGTTATGTTAGTTTCTATATTTGACATTGTTCATATTTGGTAATGATAAACAAAGATTTCATAATGCCCTCTTTGGCAGGAAGATTAGGTAATAATCTATTCATGATTGCTAATGCTTACGCAAGAGCTTTAGATGAGAATAGACAACTTATTGTTCCTGCTAATCAAGTGGGGCATATGGGTGATTTTGTAGATAATATATTTAGAAAACTAGATTTATATATAGGTCACCCTAATGAAGTTAAAAGTGATGAAGCAACTGTATATGGTGGATACTTTCAAAGTGAGTCTTATTTTGAAAACTATAGTGAGGCAGTTAAATCTTTATTCTCTCCAACAAAAGAATTTATAGATAGAATACGTACAGAAATCCCTGTCATCTTTAATACAGAGGTGACAGTGATTAATGTTCGAAGAGGAGATTATCTTCACTATCCAAACTACCATCCTGTAGTGGCACCAGAATACATACAGAAGGCATTAACATTAGTTCCTTCTAAACAATACTTAATTGCTAGTGATGATGTTCCATGGTGTAAAGAAAATTTAAACATATCTAATGCAATCTATCTAGAAGGATGGAAAGTACATGAGCAGTTATGGATTATGGCAATGTGTCATCATTTCATAATTTCAAATTCATCATTCAGTTGGTGGGCAGCTTATCTATCTAGATACTCTGATAAGATAGTTATTGCACCAGAGACATGGTTTGGTCCAGAAGGACCAGAAACATGGGTAGATATGTATTGTAAAGATTGGACAATCTTACCAACATATTTTAGTAACGGATTAATACAACCAAAATGATATCAGTTTTAACTCTTACGTATAAAAGACATCACTTGTTAGAAGAAGCTATACAATCGTTTCTTGCACAAGAAAACGCACCAGAATGTGAAATGGTCGTAATAAATGATAATGCTGAGGTGGATTATGTGTATAATCACCCTAAAGTAAGGATTATCAATCACAAAGAAAGGTTTCCTTCCATATCAGCTAAGCTTCAGTGGGGATATCAACAGTGTAAAGGAGAATATATCTATAGATTAGATGATGATGATTTGTTAGCACCATGGGCATTGCAAAATGTGCAAGCTGACATAGAATCTAATCCTGGATATGATGTTTACAGAAGCAAAGGAATGTATTTCTTTGTACATAATATATTTGAAAGACAAAGTTCTAATATAAACAATGGTAATGTTTATAGTAAAGCTTATTTTGATAGAATCAAATGGCCTGATACAAGTATTGGAGAAGATGCAGATATAACATTTCACAAAGATGGTAAAATATATGAATCAAAACTCAAAAATACAATGTTATATCGTTGGGGAATGAACACATTACATATATCAGGAATGGGACATCAACCTAATGATGTAATACTTGCTCAAGCAGACAAAGTGTTAGATAACACAACAGGAACAATTGAACTTAAACCTAAATTTTTAAATAATTATTATGAACAGATTAACGGAAATAGCAAATAGAATAGGTACTGATAAAGGTACAATGGATTATGGTCATCATTACACTGGATTCTATCATGATTTATTGAATGAATTCTCTAAAGGACATGTGAAGATGTTAGAGATAGGTGTAGCAGATCCTAGATTTCCTGGAGCATCTCTTGAGATGTGGAATGAATATTTCCCTGATATAGAACTAATAGGATATGATATCAATCCAGAGGCTAAACAGTTTGAGAAAGAGAACGTACATGTGTTCATTGGAGATCAGAACAATCCTGAACATCTAGAGGAGTGTGTTAGAATTTATGGAGGAGACTTTGATATCATTGTTGATGATGGTTCTCATTATGGTGAACATATTGTTACAAGCTTTAAGACTCTCTATCCGTATCTAAAAAAAGGTGGTATATATGTTATAGAAGATTTACATGCTGCACAGTTAGATGAATATAAGATGATGGCAGAGATCAAAGCTCTAAATTATCCATGTGAGCAATTCTATCAAACACATCACAATAAACTTTTCATCATACACAAATAAAAAAAGCCCTCAACTAAGAGGGCTTTTACATTTAATACAAGACTAAATGGGTGCGTGTTATTTTGATAAACTTTTCTTTTTCATTGGAGCCATAGGGCTCTTTCTTTTTTGAATAATGTCAGCTTCTCTCATGTAATTCCCATTGATGGGTTTAGGAGGAGCCACTTTAGGAGCCATTCTAGGCTTACCAGATTTCTTAGCTTTACCAGCTGTCATTGATTTACTTGCAGCCATAATTATTTAGTATTAGTTATTAAATTAAGTTCTTTTTGATATGCTAAATGAGCTTCATGTTCATTTATATAATATCCTAAATATTTTCTAGATTTTCCTATACGTATACTAGCTGTCCATTTTTGATGAAATTTATGCCATATAACACCTGTATATTTAGAACTTTTATTTTTCTTATCTTTAGATAAATTTTTTCTCTGAGTAACTATTTGTAAATTTGTTACACAGTTATTATTTTTATTATTATCTATATGGTCTACAACTAATTTAAATCCACAAGGTAAGTGATTAAGAAAAGATTCAGCAACAAGTTGATGTATTGTTCTTGTTTTAGGTTTTTTATCTTTATACAAATTTACATATAAATGACCTTTAGTGTTAATGCCAGGTTTTAAAATTTTAGATTCATAGTGATAATTTTTAAATTTACCTTGTACAATACGATCTAAGCTTTTTACTCTACCTAAATTAGAAACTTGATATAATTTTTCATATCCAATTACATCTTTCCATTCTTCTTTCATAATATTTATAGTTTATAATTAAACTACAAATATACAAAATTATTTGCAACCTCCTCTACATTTTTTCATTGATGTTCCAGATTTAGCTTTCTTAACAGTAGCACCTTTCTTAGCTATAACACCACGTCCTTTAAGGATGTCTGCTTTAGTAACCTTTCCATCTTTGTTAAGATCAGGAAACTTACCACCAGATTTAGCTTTAGTAACTTTACTATCAGTTTTCATTTCTGAATCCCATTTTTTCATTTTATCTTTTAAATCAGCTCTTCCTGCTTTTTTCATTGCTTTTTCCATAACAGAAGGTTCAATTTTTTTAGCTGCTGTTTTTATTCCTTTTTTAATTAAGCTTCCTAATTGAGCTTTTTTAATTGTTTTCATGACTATTTCTTTTTAGAATTAATTTTACGTTCTTGTTTAAGCATTGCAGCTGTAGGTTTTTTACCAGATCCTTTATTTGCACGAATGTTGTCCCAAAGACCTCTTTGAGAAACACTTCCATCTTTGCGTTTAAGCATCATCTTTCCACCATTTTTCTTCTTACTCCAATCAGATTTTGATTGTTTTGCAGCAGCTTTACTTGTTCCACATCTTGTAGACTTAAAGTTAGGGTCAGCCGTATCACAAGCAGGAACATCTTTTTGTTTAGCTTGTTTTCTTTGATATGCCTGATACTGCTCTTTAGTCATATTATCAGGTCTCTGTCTTGCTATAATAGAGTCTTTCTTTCTAACAATCTCAGCTCTCTTAATTGCTGCAACGCTATCTAATTTTCTTCTATTTTCTTTAGCTTCAATTAATCTTTCAGCTGTAGTTTTCTTTTTTACTGGAGGTATAGCAGAACCTTCCTGTGCTTTTTTAATTATTCTTTTCATAATTAACAATTCCATTTTTTTAGATAAGCAGCTAGTTTATTAGCTATTTCTGAACTATCTTTTACTTTACCAGCAGCTAAATTACAATTTCCACAAAGAAGTTGTCTAACTTGTCCAGTAAAATGATTATGATCTACATGTGGTTTGTTATGTTGTTTACCTGTTTCATCAAATTTTATCTCACAACAAGCACATTTATACTCTTGTTCTTTTAACATTTCGTTATACTTATCTATTGTAATATTATATTTAGCAGGAAGATTCCATTTTCTACTAAGCACTCTCATACACTCTCTACAAGCATAACTTAAACCAGTTTTTTGTTGTCTATTTTTATTAAAGTCAGAAGAGTGTTTCCATTCTTCACATCTACTACATTTATATCTACCACTTTCATCACACCCTTTTATAGGTTTGCCAGATTTTTTATTATCTAGCAGTTCCATTTTCTCAACGATTTATTGATTCTACTATTAGGATCATTTGCTGTCTTAGCAGATGTGAGTTTCTTCTTCATACCTGACATTCTACTGCAGAAAGACTTACGTCTACCAGCAGCTTTACTTCCAGGTTTTAACTTAGAAGGTTTAGTTGTAACAGCCATTTTAAGTTTAGATCCAGGATTAGCTCTTCTATAAGATGCCACTCCTTTACGGTTAAGACCACCTTTAGGATCTTTACCTTCAGATCTAGTCCAAGCTGGTGTACTGCCACCATTTTTAAGTGTACTTCCTTTAAACTCACCCTTCTTTTTAATAAGAGGACCGTTAGGAACTTTAGTTATCTTAGACATAATATTTGTTTATTTTATGAGTTATTAATCTTAATGCTTTTGGATCATTTATATGTTGTAAAGCATGACATTTTAAACAAAGTGTAATACCATTACTAAAATCAAATTGTAGCTCAGGAAATTGACTTCTATGTTTCATATGATGAGCTTCTAAAACATCTTTATTAGTATCTCCACATAACTGACAAGTATAACCATCTCTTTCTTTAATCTTCAAAGACCATTGTTTAAGAGCAAGTTTTATATTTTTATCATGCAAGTGTTCTTTCCATTCATAATGATTAACTCCTTTATTAAATTCATTAGCACATGATTTAGAACAAAAATTATGTTTTCCTATCTTGTGTTCTTTTCTTTTAAAAGTAGTTTGACAACTGTTACAAGTTACATCAACTATATCAGAAGATTGATTTTTAACTTTACAATCATAACTGCAAAATTTAGCATCTTTATTCCATTCCTGGACTTCAAATTCTTTATTACAATCTTGACAGTTTAATATAACTCTTTTCTTTCTTGATGCTTTAGCACAATCATATCCACAATACTTACTAGCTTTTGTACCTGAGTAAGCATTATTACAATGTAAACATATTTTATCTATACGTTTATACATTATTTTTTCTTCTTCGCTATACTTTTAAAAGTTTTTGCTAGTGCATAACGCTTAGATCCAGGTTTACATGTTGGTCCACCAAATTTAGATCCTGTACAAATACCCTTTGTACCTCTACGTTTGATAGAAGCTGCAGCTTTCTGCATCCATTTTTTATCAGTGGCCATTGTTATTTCTTTTTAACAGATCCACCAGATTTCATTCTAGAAGCAGCACCTCTAGCACCCATAGCTCTATCAGCTCTTTTCACCATTCTCTTCTCAACTCTTTCAGCTCTTTCTGGATTATTTTCTTTGATTCTAGAAAGTCTTTTTTGTTGTCTTGGGTTCTCTTTAACAACTCTTGATCCTATAGAACCTCCTGTTTGTTTCTTATCCAATCCAGCAGGCATTTTACTTTTACGTTTAGTTATGCTATCTGGAAGTTTCTTAACTTTTGGTAATATTCTTTCTATAGAATCTCTTTCTTTGCTAATATTTTTTAATTGTAAATTAGCTCCTTTTTGTGCTTTCTTCATGACTTACTTCTTTTTAGAGATTTTCATTCCTCTTTTAGCCATTTTAGTAGCACCAAGTTGTTTGTCTGCAGTAAGTTTAGCTTTACCTTTAGCACCAGCTAATGTTTTTTCTTGTACTTTAGTCCAAGCACCTTTAGGGTCGATACCTTTATCTCTTTTAGTAGATGATTTAAGTCCAGTTAGACTTCCACCCTTAGTTTTGTTTGCCATAGCGTTTAAATGTTATATTGGGTTTTACAATAAGATCCTTATGGGTATATTGCCATAATTCACCTGTTTGATTAATTATAATTGTATAGATGGTATCAGTTTCATAACCATAATCGGTAATAAACATGATTGAGCCATCTCCCTTTGGCGTTATAACATCTATTCTATTCTTTGGTTCGTATATTCTCATAGAGAAGAGCTTTTGTTTGAAAACAGCTGTTATTCGTCTCCCAACAGCTATGTTAATTATTCTTTTACAACTTCCATTGTAGGAGTGTCTTCCACTTCCTTAATCATATCAGATTCTACACCTTTAATCATTAACTCTTCAATCACTTGATTAGCTTGCATCATTAATTGAAATCTTGCAGCTTCTTCTGATGATAAATAAGCTCTAACTGTGTTTAAAAACAGTCCAAACTGTTGTCCTGTTAATGTAAATGTGTCTTCAGGAGTCCATGTATAACGTGAACTAGGGTTGTAAGTTGCCATTTTGTTTTTGGTTTTAAAATTAACAGTAAATGTATATAATGTTTTTTATATATACAAATATATTTAGTACGTTTTGTTTAATACAAAAATATCACTGTAAATGTTATTTCCTGTGTTAGCAGATCCCCATTGAGCTGTAACATCTAATACATTACTGATTGTTGTATTAAATGTTGTGTTATTCACTACATTAAATCCAAATCCTTGAACAGAAGCATTGTTAGTTTTTGTGTAATGAAAACTACCTAACGATACAATAGATGCTACATTAGCAGTTCCAATTTGTCTAATTGTGAAATCAACATTTAGACTCCACACATCATCTATAACAGCACTTCCAAGGTCTTGTGGACCACTATCTAATAATACAATAGCTCCTGCTTTAACTCTTATTCTAATAGTTTGATTATTTGCAGCATTCATAACACCACCAAAAACAGCTCTATAACTATCTCCCACTTGAAATCCATTTGCAGGAACAGTTAGAGTTCCTACACCACCATTTATTAATGTGCTTTCAGTAGTACCTGTTATAATTGTTGAGTTTCCTGTTTGAGCAAATAGACTACCAGAAGGTCCAACAGGACCTTGTATTCCTTGCACCCCTTGAACACCTTGTTCACCTTGTGGTCCCTGAATTCCCTGTATTCCTTGTGGTCCTTGTAGATCACCTACATCTTCCCAAGCATCAGTTGCTGTGTTCCAAATCATTAAAGATCCATCTGATTCAAGTAACCAAGCTTCTCCAGGTAATCCTGGTGAACCACCAGCTCCTGCTAAGAATGCAGCAAGATCTGGATAGGATCCAAGGACTGTCAATGCAGCACCTGTTTCACCTTGTATTCCTTGTGGACCTGCAACACCTTGTATTCCTTGTTCACCTTGAATTCCTTGAGGACCTTGAGGACCAACCACTGTACTTGCTAAACTTTTAATTAGTTCGTCAAGATTAAGCCATCCCTTGTATCCTTTACAAGGTTTACATAATTGTTCCCAGAATCCTGCTTTTATGAATGTTGCCATTATTATTCTAAGTTTATTTCAAACGTAATCACGCTTGATGTTTTTATTGATTTACTCATGTCCACTCTTATTTTGAACATGTTACAGAACTTAAGAATTTCTTCTATAAGCATATTGTTATACTTAGGAAGACTTGCTGCTATTCTGAATCTATAATTATCAATGTTCTTTGTAATCTCAAGACTACATAGTTCATCTACAGAAGATATAACACCTTCTAAGTGTGCAAGAAAAACTTCATCGTTATCTTGCATCACTTTAGGAAAATGTTTTCTATTAATCTCCATTAGTTATACACTCTTATTTCTATTGGTGTATTACTTAGTAAATTATCTGCTAGAGTAAAACTATCATCAGCAGTACCTATTTCTATAGTATTTGTATCTGTTACACCGAAAGTAACAGTATTTCCTTGTCCGCTATTTGAAGATATTTGAATCATTGTCTTATTTAGAGTGAAAAGCCCAGAAACAGTAGCTTGATATTCTCCAGGATCTAATCTACTCCAAACAACAGTACCTCCTAAAGTGTTTTCAAGTACTGTAGCTACAGGAGCGCCAGTAAGATCTTGTTGTAATAAAGCAGTATACACTTTATATGAAGGAGCTGGAGGAATTAATGGTGTAACTATATTAGTTATTAATTGATCAAGATTCAACCATTCTTTATATCCTTTTCTAGCTTTTTCCCAAAAGCCAGTTTTAATGTATGTAGGCATAATTGTTTTATGAAAGAGTTAATAAATATTTTGTTTTTGCAGCTTCTCCTGATAAAGCATCTGCAAGGTTGCAAACATCATGAAAGCCATTCTTCTCTCCATACATCTTTAAAGCAGATGCAAATGACATAAGATCAGATACACATTGTTCAGGTTTACAGTTTGTAAGAGGTTCTATTTTATAAATACCAGGTCTTTTACCTGTGTAGCCCATAATCTTTTCAACCACACCGTCTTTGAAATCATGTACATAATCATACAATCCACCAAGAGCTTGATGTTGTGCATAACTTGTAGTTTGCCAATGCAAAAGATGTAACTGCTCATGAAAGTAAGTAAGCTTAGCAGCAATACTCTCTAATGAAAGTTCACTACTAGCCATTTTATTTTTCATATCATCTGGAAATAATTCTAACGCCATGTTATTTAGTTTTTATTAAGGTGCTGCAGTGGTTGTAGTTGTAGTTGTGTAGTTACAACATTCTTTAGCATCTATTTCTTTCCAATTACCCACCTTCGGTTTAAATGCTTGTACAATTAAACTACTTGATATAATACGTCCTGATCCATCAAAACGTACAAAAGCTTTAAGCTTATTATTGTTATTACTTCTAGCCATGATTAAGTTGTTGTTGTAGTTGTTGTAGTTGGAGCAGCGGTAGTGGTAGTAGTGGTAGTAAAATTACAGCACTCATATGCTGGAATTTCTTTCCATTTACCCACTTTAGGTTTGTTCTTTCTTAAGATCAAACTTCCTGCAACTATTCTGCCAGATCCATCGAATCTAACAAAAGCCCTTAAAGGTCTTGAATTAATGCTTCCCATGTGTTTTTTAATTTATGGTTAATAGTTTAGGTTATATTTTTCTTTTATTTCGTTTAGTTTAGTAGCATAAAACCATGTACAAAACTTTTTAGATTGTTCATTGTTGATAATCATATCTAGGTTAGGATCTTTTGTTGGATCAGTTCCCATGTGATATTTGCCTTTATAGAAAGCTGGGTAACCATTTCCTGTCTCAGAAACTATTCCTGCATTATGAAAGATTGTGTGGGTATCCAATTTTGTGATAGGGTCTGTTGCCCATGCAAAAGCTAATTCTGGAACCACTTTAGTTTCTTGTTCTCTGAACCAAATGTTCCATAGAACAGCCCACATATCAGCACACCAACTTTGGAATCCAGAGTTTTCATCTTTAAAGAATTCTCTATTCACTGTCTGTAAATAGGTTCTAATAAGAATACAATCATTCATCACCTTACTCCAAAACTCAGCATCTACATTCTTTAACAGATATTGTGCTCCTCCTGAATGATCATTGTTAGCTTCACAAACTTCTCTATTTATTCCTATAACACTTGCAATCTCTGCAAGAACATCTCTTCCTTTGTATTCTTCCAGTTTTTCTGGTAACACTTGACTAATCTTGCTATCAAAATATTTAGCATTGATATAGCTGTTTGTATCTGATAAATAGTTCACATCATCTTCTAAGAACTGATCTATATTGAAATCTTTCATAAATAATATGTCAGAGTCACAATAGAAGATTGCTTTCTCACTTAGCTCTGGATGTTTCTTGAAATGTTTCCAAAGAACATAAGGACGTAATACAGGAATGTAGATTCCAATCAATCGATTTAAATTATCTTCATCTTCGTAAAAATGAAACTCTGCTTCTGGATACAAATCTTCTATCTGTTTCCATTTATCTCTATTCTCTCTTCCTTTAGGAGTGAATATAAGATTGATTGCTTTGTCAGAATGTCCTATTTCTTTAAGACTTTCCATCCATAGGTTTACTTGCCATGTGTAATAGATGTCACTTGGACACGCTTGGACAAATTTTAAATCTTTCATAATGTAGTTGGTTTATTATATTTTATTGTTGTGTGTTTATTAGTTTTCTGGGAATGGTGTATATTCAATCCTTTCTAACTCATTTAATTGGTCGTGAATTGGTTGAAATGGTTCGTATGTAAGTGCATCAAGACCTACAAACCATTTATCTGCTCCATCTTTTATAAACTCTAACCTGCAAACACCATTTGTGTAACCATTTAAAGCATTGTATTGTTCTGTATTTGGGTGTAAAACTATCATATTATAAAGAAGTTATATAAGTGTTAAACGCATTTACAAAGTCTGTATTTTCAGTAACTAAATTTGCTCCTATTGAGTACATAGAAATTTGGCTATCACCACTTACACCGTTTCTTTGAAGTATAAGTTGCTGAAAGTTAGCTAAAGAATTTACTCCAACTAAATTGGTAAAATCATAAGATGTTGTTCCTAAATAAACTCTTGAAGCAGTAGAACTTGTTCTATGTATAGACTTCATTTGATTAGAAGCATTTGAATTAACAGCTCCTCCAGCCCAAGTAGGAGCATTACCTCCTTGATTTATACGAAATAAACTTGTAGATGTTGAAGGAGCAGGCGAAGTACTTGTTGCAAATACATTTACATTACCTGTTGAAACTCCATCTAAACTTTGAGCTGCTCCTTGTGTTCTTACATAAATATACCTACTTGCATCTGCAACTTTATAATTATTAGTTCCAATAGTAGGATTAAATGTAGTGTTTATATAACCAGAAGAACTACCTGTTATACCTTGATTAGCTGTAAAAGTTAAAGGATTATTCAATACTGCTTGATATAAATCTGGTGCTTTCCAATTTAATGTAGCAAAATTGCTACCACCATCATTAGCAAAAATATACAATACATCAAGCTTATTCCATATACCACCTGCCTTTAAAGCTAAAACCAAATTATTTTGTATAATTTGTTGAGGAGCTGTTGGCAAATTAAAACTAAGTGCATTAGCTTTAGTCAATACAGCTTGATAATCTGCATCAAATCCAATTCCATTTTGTCCTTGTCCTGCTCCTAATAATGTTAACATATTATGCGTAAGTTAAATTAACAATCACATCTCCTGCATTAACCGCAGTTACATCACCATTTGCACTACCACTTGTAATAGCAAATGATAAACCATTACTAAATTCAATAGGAATGTTAAAAGGTATTACAATACCTGCTCCTTGAGTATTTGCTGGAACTGGAATAGTAAGAACTGGAATATCAGTACCTACTATTGGGGCAACACTAGTATCATAAAATTTCAAATATCTAACTGTACTTGTAAGGCCAATAGCAGAAACAACATATAATTTTGTTATTTGACTTTTTATTAAAGTGGAATTAGTTGAAGCTAATGAAATATGTTTGAAAGGTTTTACAGTGTTTACATCTACAATATTAACTGTATTTTCTACAGTTACAGGAACTGGATTTGATACATCATTAATCACTGTTACATCTGATGCAGTTCCAGTAACCTTTGTTAAATATTCTAATTGTTTTGATATTTGCCATAATAAATTAGAGTCTGTTCCCCAACCTATCTGTCTAGATGGTATTGCCATAAGTTAAATTTTTTATTGTTATACAAAAATAAGTATTTTTCACTATGTTTAAGTGTTTTTTATTAAACTAAAATAACAAAAATAGTTAGAACAAGTCTAACTAGTTTGATTATCTACCTTGTCCTCTATAAAGTTTCTTATAATTCTTAGAACTTTTTAGAGAAGATGTTTGAGATTTAGCATGTACACCTGGTCTACTTTTCTTAGGGTTAAATGTTTTCTCTACTGTATTGGTTTGTTTTGCCATTATATTCTATTTAATTGAAAATGCATTCCATCTTTACGTGTCCATGTGCCTCCCCATTCAAATCCACAATCAGTAAAACACTTTACTAATTTAGCAGACATTGTAGGTGTTTTACCTAATCCATTCCATGCTGCGTTTATATCAATAGCTATTCCCCACGAGTGTAAAGATAATGAATTAAGACCTCTTTTCTTTCTTACATTGAAACATCCATCCCATGTCTTTAGTTCATTTATAAGTCCTCTATCTATTATATTAGAGAACGCTTGCATCAATGGACCAATCATCTCTTTGTTACAATATAACTTCTTTGGTATCACACCTATCTCTAAATGAGCAGGTACATCCCATACAGTCATATATTTTAACTCGTTAGTTGTAACAGTTGGGTCACCCCACTTCTTTAAACACTGAGCACTTGTTACCATTATTATTTGATTTTAATTTTCCA